AGAATGCAATGGAATTCGATATACCAAACGCACGTTCTAGGGCAATTGGTAATGCACTTGCAACACTTGGAAATGTGTTTGGAAGAAACATCAACAGGACGTACAAAATTAACACAAGCGAAGGTGAACAAACAGCGCGCGTTTCAAAGGATTTTTCATTGAGAAGGAAAAAAGATGATTAAAAAATTCACGTCACTTGATTTTGATTTGCTTGGTCAGTCTGAAATTATCACTGATTCAGGTGGTGATTTGCAAAGAACTGAAGCATGGTTGGAAGATAGGCGTGGAAAATTCACTGGATCTAAAGGAAAGGAATTCATGTCATCTGGCAACAAATCAAAAAATAAAATTTGGGGTGATCCTGAAAAAACTGTTGATTTTGGTTCTGCAGCTGAAAAATATATTTACAATGTAGGCATGGAAAGGACCACGGGTTTATTGTCGCAAAGCAAAACAAGTAAACAGATGGACCACGGAAAAGAACATGAACCACTTTTGATCCAGCGTTTGATTGATGATGGTATCATAAAAGATTTTGAAGAAGTAGGTTTTGAACCTTTCAAAGAACATTCAAGCGGCGGTGCATCTGCAGATGGTCGTTGTTTCTGGGTTGAAAAAGAAAAGATTGTTGGATTGGAAACAAAATGCACCGTTTCATGGGATGGCCATTATAAACGGATGTATGAACCAATTCATGACAAGCATGATGACTTCTGGCAGTTCCAATTTGAAATGTTGGCACTTGGAGTTGATGAATTATTGTATGTGGTAGCTTATCCAATGCAAGTGGAACAATATGATGTTTCTGTTTGCAAGGCTTCCAAGGTGCACCAACAGTGCATCATTGAAAGATGTAAAATTGCAGATGCAGCAATTGAATTGTGGAAGGAATATCCAAGAAATAAGGGTGAAGCCTTGCGCGTTGCGTGTGCAAATTACAGTGAATCAATAATTAATTAATAATTTAAAACAGAAGAAGATGGAAAAGAGAAATTCAAACAATGAATTGGTTGAAAAAATACTTCAGGCAGGGGTAGAAAAAATGTTTGTTCAATATAAGCAAGGCAAGAAACTTGAACTTGTAAAAGGGGAAATTTTAAAATTGGTTGAATACTTTTCTTTACAGCATGATAAAATGTATGATGCATTGGCGAAGAAAAAGGAAAGTGTGGATAAAACTTTGAACGCTACAAATCAAATGTGTGAAGATTTGCGTGAAAAACTATGTAAAATAAAAAACACACACATCCCTGCACCAAATACTGGAATTGGTAACCGTTTCAGATTTTTGTTCACAGGAAAATTAAAATGACAAAAATTTCACTATTTTTGTGACATGGTAGTATATGACAGTACATTGATTTATATCCAGAGCGCAAAAGATTTGTGCGACAAGATTGACAGAATTAATGCTGTCATTACAGCCTTGGAAGATACTGCACTGAAAAGCGCAATGAATGATGACATCACATCATACATGTTGGATGATGGTCAGACCAAAATCAACACTGCATACAAAGGAACAGACGCTGTGATTAAGTCAATCCATGAAATGGAGAAGTTGCGCACAATGTATGAAAACAGGTTGAATGGAAGGCATGTAAAACTTGTTGATTCAAAATCATTAAGAAGATGAACCTTGATTTTTTAAAAGATCCTTTGAATAAAAAAGTTGTTGAAAATTTGACATCTGAAGTTTCTTCATTGAAACAGGATCTGATCAAAGCACATCAAACATCTAACTTCAGACCAGTTTTTCATTTGGATTATGATGGTGAAAAAAATGAAGGTGAATTGGGTGTCATCACAAAGTACAGATTGGAATATGAAGGTTTGCGCCACCGTTCTTGGAAATCATATCTTGATGATGAAGTTGCTGCAACCATCATCAAAAGGTACGTAATGTGGATCATTGGTGATGGGTTGAAATGGCAAAGCGAACCTGTTGAATCCATTTTGAAAAATGAAAACATCAATGTAAATATTGAAAATTTCACGCGATCTGTTGAAGATCGTTTTCGTGTATATGGTAATTCCAAATTATTTGATTACAAAGGCATTGACAACTTGAATGGAATTGCCAAGACAACCTATATAAATGCAATTGTGGGAGGTGATGTTCTTGTCATTCCACGGGTTGTCAAAGGAAAACTGAATGTGCAATTGATTGATGGTGCACATATCAAAACGCCACCATTTGGTGATGATGAAACAAAAGCAATTGCCCGTGGTAATACTATTAAAAACGGTATTGAGCAAAACAAAAAAGGTGAACATGTTGCATACTATGTTCAAAAAGCTGGTGATGCAATTACAGGGTTGGGAAACCCATTGGAGTTTCAAAGAATACCAGCCAAAGGAATAAAGACAGGCAGAACAACGGCGTTTCTTGTTTATGGGTTAAGATACAGGATTGATGACAACCGAGGCATTCCGATTTTGTCCACTATATTGGAAACACTAAAAAAGTTGGACCGATACAAAGAAGCTATTGTTGGAAGTGCTGAAGAGAGGGCAAAAATTGTTTATCAAATTGTCCATCAAGAATTTTCAACGGGTGAAACACCGTTGGCCAAACAACTTGCAAAATCAATCAATGCTGATGCAGATCAAGATGTTGCAATTGATCGAACAGGCCAACAGTTGGCAGATAATATTGCGGTGACAACAAATAAATCAACTTATAATATGCCACAGGGCGCAAAAATGGAATCCATTGAAGCGAAGCAGGAAGGCACATTTGGTGATTTTTATTTGCCAAATGTGCACATGGCATGTGCTGCAATAGGCATTCCACCAGAAGTTGCATTGTCAAAATATGATTCAAATTTTTCTGCAAGTCGTGCAGCATTGAAGGATTGGGAACACACAATTAAAGTTGACAGGGATGCATTCAGTTTTCAGTTTTACAAACCTTTATATGATTATTGGTTTGAACTGGAAGTGTTGAACAAAAACATTTCTGCACCTGGTTATTTTACGGCAATGTTGGCAGGTGATCAAATGACTATGGATGCATACAAAGCTGGAAGATTTATTGGTGCTAATGTGCCACATATAGATCCACTAAAAGAAGTAGAAGCAGAACGGGCCAAACTTGGTCCACTTGCTGATCAATTACCACTGACAACTGTTGAAAAATCAACAGAAACATTGGGTGGTGGTGATTCAGAAAATAATATCAAGAAATTTTCAAAAGAATTAGATGAAGGCAAAAATAATGGTTTGTTATTAGAAACAAAATCAGAAAATCCAAATAAAGAATAAAGTGATTATTAGGATTTTACAGTTAATTTATAATATTATTTTTAAATAGGTGCTTTCATGGATTCTGAAAATTATACTGTTATTAATTTCGTTAGAGAATTTAATCTACAAGGTGAGAAAAGAATCATACAAATGGCCCTTTTTTTATGTGTTAATTTTTGGTTATTTATTTAGAAAACGGGAAATGGAAATTATGAGAACGGCGGGAAGTATAATCCTTGCAACATGTAGTGCAATTTTGCAAATTCCTAGTTTAGACATTTTGACAAACTATATTCCCGACTTCATGAATTGGGGGCAAAGTGCTAGTGAATTAGTAAAATTAGTTTATTCTGTTTGTGGTGTCATTATGTTAATCTCTTCAATAAAGATGCTTAAAATTAGACGCGAATTAAAAGAATTTGATCTTGAAATGAAGAAAAAGGATTTGCAAGATTATGAAGAACTCCAAAAAAAATTAAAAGATGCTGAAAATGGATAATGATTATATTCAAATGAGTATAGTTGATGGCATTTACTACTGTTATTACAAGTCAATTGTGATCAATTTGCGAATAGCCTACTGTTATTACAAGTCAATTGTGATCAATTTGCGAATAGCCAAAGAAATTGTGAAAGTCAGGCAAAGCTTAACACGCGGAAAAAAATATCCGTTTATTATTGACATAAGAAAGGTAAAAGGTTTCAAAATGGATGCTTTGACTTATTTGAGCGGAAATGAGTCTGTTGATGATGTAATCAAAATGGCTATTGTTGTAAATTCTAAATTCATTGTTTTATTATATAGTTTATTTTCCATGATAATTCCACCAAGGATTCCGGCAAAATTATTTGTAAATGAAAAAGATGCA